GATGGTTCTGGCTATCTGAGAACGGTGGTGGACGGCAAGACAATCAAGATGCACCGATTAGTGGCTCAAGCGTGGATACCAAATCCGAAGAACCTACCAACGGTAAATCACATAAATCACGACAGAACGGACAACCGAATAGAAAACCTGGAGTGGATGACGGTTCGGGAGAACATCCTACACAGCCACAAGGCAGGACGAGCAGCCAACAAACAGGGCGAGAACTGCGGGACACACATCCTAAAAGAGAAGCAGGTATTAGAGATACGAGCACTCAAGGGAACAATGACCTACCAGAAGATAGCCGAGAAGTATGGAGTATCTCGCTACACGATTCAGGACATAATTTACCGCAAGTCTTGGTTTCATCTGTAACCACGCATACCTCTGTAAAAACCTATGCCATTGAAGTTGAGGATAACCACAACTACTGTATTACTACGAAGAATATTCTAGTCGGCAATTCTGGTAAAACGTTTTTCGCAACTCAGCATGCCTGGATCAGCGCAGTCAAAGACCAGGGTAGATATTTCATTGTTTTTAGAACCTATAAACAGGCACACGAAGTTGTATGGAGACAATACGTACCCTTAATCCCTAAAGAGATAATTTACAAGAAGAACGAGCAAGACCTTTTAATTGAACTTCACTACATTGAAAACACGCCAATTAAATTACCCGACGGTACTACAGTGATGATTAATCACGATAAAAGCAAACCCCGAAGCACTATCCAACTTTTAGGAAGTGACCAATCTGACTCTCATCGTGGTTTTAAGGGCAATGGAATAATCTTTGACGAGTATGCCGACCAAGACCCAAACAATTGGGACGCTGTCTACAAGCACTTCTTTACCACCACTGACGGTTGGGCTATCTTTATGGGTACTCCAAGAGGTTATAACCATTTTTACGATATGATTGAGTACGCCAAAGATAATGATCGTTGGTTCTTTCAGGAAGCTACCTGGAGAGACTCTCCCTACGTAAAGAAAGAATTTATCGACGAAGAAAGAGCTGAAGCCGAAAAGAAGGGTACACTTTCTACCTTCTTACAAGAAGTAGAATTAGAATTTAGGGCCATACAGGGAGCCGTATACCCGACGTTTGAAAGGAAGGTTCACGTTATTAATCCGAACGACATTCCGTTAGATGACCTTACGATTTATGCAGGTATTGATTTTGGTTGGCATACAACTGCGTGTATTTTTGCTGGTGTAGATAAAGACCAGAATTGGTACGTATTTGATGAACTCTACGGCAGAGAGACTACATTAGTTGATCTTATTCCACAGATAAAAGATAAACTCGGAGACAAGCGTCTAGTTTTAATGGTAGGTGATTCCGCAAGCAGAGATTCAATCGAATTAATGCAAAGAACTTTCCCTATTGTTGGAATTTCTAAAAATTCACAATCTATACCTACTGGTATTGCACTGATTAATGAGAAACTAAAACCAAGATTGCAACTTGTCGGCAAACCAAAACCAAGTTTATTTATTGGTTCTAACTGCAAGAACTTTATCTTTGAGATGGAAGCCTACAAGTTTCCCGAAGAAAAGAAAGATCGTAATCCTAGCGATGTACCCGTAAAAGAGAATGACCACGGGCCAGATGCTTTCCGCTATCTTTTATTACACTTGAAACATGGAGTACAAAGAGCAGATAATATACCTAAGACAAGAATAAAGTACAATGAGTTTGGATTGATATGAAAGATAACTACTTAAAAGATCTGATCGACTACATAAATACAATTCCTTACGGTGAAGTTAGCTTCTTAATTAAAAAAGTTAACCGTAACGTCGTACAAGTAACTACCGAAGGCTATGAAACTCTACGTTATAACCCTGAGGATAACACTGATCCTCGAATTGATATAAGCATGATGCTTGACAATCTCACAACTACTGGCTATTCAGGCGAGGTTAGCTTAAAATTGGATTATAAAGATGGAAAAATAGTGTTAGTCACCATCTATGATAAAAAACAAACAAAATACTAAAGAGGCGATATGCAAGAAAAACAGACAAAATCCCAAGAATCAAAAGAAGATCACTACAAGGAAGATTATCTTTCAGATTTAGATATACACGATAACTATATATCTGATTTTGATGCTTATGAAGCAATGTTACAGGGACAAGTTTACGATTCAGTCAGCAAATCTATTAACAAATCCTCTATTACCGACAGTTACGCAGCAACTTTAGCCATTGAACGCGCTGCAAGAGTGATGGGTAAACTACCTGATGGCGTTACACAGGCTGCCGCTAAAAAAGATGCAGGTAAAGCAGTATTTTTAGACATTCTTAGACAAAAATGGGTCTATCCAAACGCTAACGCACAGCGTTCTTTCTTTGAAAAACTACGTTTATGGCAACTTTATTCGTCTGTTTACGGTTATATGCCGATGTTTTTTGACTGGAATATTGCAAATAGTGGTTATGTAGGCCCTGATTGTTGGCTTTGGAACCCACGTAATCTTGTTCCTCAGCAAGGTAGAGTATCTATTGAAGATATGGACTACGTTACTTCTCTATCTTGGGTCGGTGAATCCACTTTACAAGGTTGGCTTGAAGATGAAGAAGGAGGATGGGATAAAAATAATCTCCAAGAATTAATCGAACTAGCAAGTGATGCTACTTCTGGTTCAGATACTAAAAGAGATACCTTAACAGACCGTAATCGAAATAGTAATGACGTTAAAAAAGGTATTTGTATCGCTACTCGTTATGAAGCAGGTAAAGACGGACGATGGATCAGTTTTGCACCTGATTATGGCTGCATGAAGCTACGAGACATACCTAATCCACACAAAAATGGGCGTATTCCTTTTGTTATTAAGTATTCTCAACCATTATTTGACTCATTCTACGGAATGGGTGACTTCCAACGAGCTAAACCACTACAGTTCGCAAGAGATGGACTTACTAACTTTTACTTTGCTGGAATCAAAACAAACTTGTCGCCACCAATAGTAGTAAATGCTAACGGTGTAATGAAGCATACACTTGATATGAGTAAACCGCAGCCCGTAATTATGGAAACAATACCAGGATCTGTTAGGAGGCTTGATACTAGCACAGCTGGACTATCTACCTATCAGGCAGCACAAAGCCAGCTTACAGGCTCTCTATTGAGCTTATATGGTACGCAGAACGCTTCTATTCCAGGTGCAGAATCTCTTAATCCTTCGCAAGGCAAAACACCTGCTGCTGTCAGCATGTATACAGATAAGGAAGCTAGTCGCGATGGACAAGAACGTGCATATCTAGAAGCAGCGATTGAAAGTCTTACCGATGGATTTAATACACTTATCGCAAATATCAACACAGAACCTATTCCTGTAAATATGTTTTCAGATGAGATTGAAGAAATCCAAAAAATGGGTTACGACGATATACTTGAAATGGTAGAAGTTAATAAAGAAGGAACTCAGGCCACACTAGTCATAAAACCAGAGTCATTGAAAGACGTAGAAGCACGATTTAACATTTCGGCAGGTTCTACGGAAGCCGTTAATAAACAGAAAAAAATAGAAGATATACAAAATACATTATCGACAATCGGCAAATATCAAAATATCCTTAAAGAAGATCCTTCAATTAAGATAAACTGGGCGGTTCCTATACAATTACTTCAGGAACTAACTGGCGTAAAAGGGTTAGAAGATTTTATTACGATCATTCCTCAAGCAGAATTAGATATGCAAAAACAGCAAGAAATGGCAATGCAGGCACAGGCACAAGCTCAGGCTCAGCCACAACCTCAGTCCAACCTAGCACCAGCGGCTACATCTATTCGCGGGAATGTATTTAATAACCCTGATATAGCGGCAGTAGCTCAGGAAATTAACCAACAACAATAAGCTAAGGGGACACCATGCAAAACGGTATTATCGATGAATCAACTTTAAACATGCCAAAAGAAACAGGCGTTGATGAACAATCGTTAAAACTCGAAAAACAAATGGCTAAATTTGCCAAAAGCTCAGAGTTTAAACTTTTAAAAGATCATCTATTAGGTAGAATTGAATTTTACCAAGAGTTTTATCCAGACGGTCGTGCTATCAACCAAAATATACCAACACCTGAACAATGGGCTATTGCTAATGCAGTTATAGGTGAATTTAAACTTATAATCGGATCATTTGAACAAGCTGCAGAAGTTGTAAGAGATGCTTAATAAAGAAGACGATAAACTTTATTCAGATAACGGCGTCGCAAAACCTACGCATATTCCTCATGGTGGCACGTTAGAAGAAATATCAGCTTCTCTAAAAATAGAAGTGATGCATAATTGGAAGCAACGTGGTAATGAATTGTACTGTACTTGCGATATGGGGCGTCATGGATCTTTTATTCCGCCGACTCATATACTTACAGGTACCGATGATAAAGGCTCACCGATGTTGAAAAAGATTGAACTATAGCGTATAAATTAAAACGGAGTCGCCCGAGCCATCAACGTGGGCGTAATAAAAAATAGAAGGGATTAACATGGACGAAGAAGCAGTATCACAAACGCAGGATGATACGCTCGAACAGCTAGATCAGTCCGCTAGCGAAGAGCACCTTAACGAAGAGCAAGTAGAAGAAACTTCAGAAAATACTGAAGAAGAATCTACGGATGAAGAAACGGAAGAAGAGGCTGATTTATCGCCACGCCAACAAAAACGCGTGGATCAGATAGAAGATAAAGCTAAAGAGTTAAAACTCAATAAAATCTTAGACCGTATCCAAAGTGCTCCACGGCCTTATCAGCAAAATGAAACTCTTGATTACAGGAGTGCAATTGAAGCTGATGACACAGTTTATCAAACTCTCGAACAGGATCGTTCCCAATATGGGGATGCTCGATACAACGAAGGTTTAGAACTTGTAAAAGCAATGGAATTTCGCACAAACATCAAACTTGATTTACCTCTAGTTAAGGAAAAATTGGATAAGCTCGACCCAGCTGATGCAGAGGCTATCGATAAAGAATACCTCATGTATACAGGCTACAATCCAGAGACAGGATTCGTTAAGAATCCCGAAATTGGCTATGCTGACTTCGTAGAAGCACAGATAGAACGAGCCGAACGGTTGGCATCTAACCTGCATGTAGCTTCTCAGAAGAACATTGCAAAACAAGCTGCAAAAACAGGAGTTAGACCTGATGGCGGAACTAGGAGTGGAATTAAAATTCAGAATCCAGGTGACATCTCTAAATTAACACCAGAACAGTTTGAAAAAAACCGAGAAGCTATTTATAAGCAACTTGGTATGGAATATAGAAAATAAATAATTAAGGAAAACCAAAAATGGCAAACTTAAACAGTAACACTACTGGTTCTATTGCAGCAACAGCTCAATACGTACCAGAACTTTGGAGCAAAGAAGTAGAAAAGCCTTTCTACAAAGCTCTACAATTCGCTAAACTAGTTGGACGTGATGATTCACTCGCAGCTGGTGGTGGTGACATCATTCGTAAACCTTTCCTAGATACAGTTAACGCTCGTTCAAAGAGTGCTTCTACAGCCGTAACTTACGACTCACCAGATGGAACTCCAATTAGCTATAACATTGACAAGCACTACTACTCAGCAGTTCTTATCGAAGACTTTGCTAAAGTACAATCTAGCTACGACCTAGCTCAACTATGGCGCACAGCTCAGGCTGAAGCAGTCGCTCGTCAAATCGACAGCGATCTAGCTGGTCTTTACGGTTCAGCTGGTACAACTGTTGCTGCTGGTGCATCTGTAGATGACGCTGATATTATTGCAGTTGTAGCTGCTCTTGATAACGCCAACGTTCCTCAAACAGAACGATACGGTGTTATTGGTCAGTACACAAAAAGCGATCTTCTTAACGTAAACAAATACGTAGCTTACGATCAAACTGGAAACACAGGTAAAGCTGTAGACGGTTCTGACGGTCTAGTTGCTAGTGTATACGGTATGGATCTTTACATGAGCCAGAACGTAGTTGTATCAACTACTGGACGTAACATGTTCTTCCACAAGAAAGCTATAAGCCTAGCACAGCAATTGGCTCCTACATACAAGATGGAAGACTCTGTTGACCAAATTGGTATGAAGGCTGTTCTTCACGCTATCTACGGTGTAGGTGTTAACCGAGCAAACGCTTTGGTTCAAGTTACCCGTACGACCGCTGCTTAATCTAACTTCTGTTAGTACTCTAAACCCGTGCTTCGGTAAGGGTTTTTTGTTATTCAGCATTTCATGTTGAGTAATTTTGAATAGTTTGACACAGAGCTTTAATACCAAGCATAATGTAGTCATCTAGGCAGAGAAAACCTTTCGCAGATGCGAATGTGCGAGTATCAATGAAAGTCCACTCTCTTAGAAACAAAAACAACTAAACATAAAAGGAGAATGCATGCGAGATGAAAATCTAGTCAATATCTCGACTGCTACTACTACGGTAGTTAAAAGCGGAAAGGGTTATTTAAACCAAATCGTTATTAATACAACCGCAGCAGGCGCAATTACAATATATGACAACACCGCTGGTTCAGGAACGAAGATTGCTACATTGCCATCTTCAGCAACTGTCGGGACATATACTTATCAGGGCAGATTTAACACTGGTCTAACCATTGTTACTGC